GGAACAAATATAACATGACTGGTCAAAAATTGCATGATATCTTTGTTAAAGAAGTTGGATTGATTCCTGATACATGGATTAAGAAAGTTAAGTAATATGGATTACAAATTAATAAGAGAACAAGCAAAAGACGGCGACCTTTTATTTTTTCACAAAAATAAAAATATAGGATCTAGAATTATTTCATTTTTTACCAAAAGTAAATACACACACGTAGGATTTTTGTTCTGGTATAAGGATAGATTAATGTTCGTAGACGCTGGTACCGTAGGTGGAACTAGAATTACATTAGCATCTACACACAAGGATAACACATTTGATATTATCCCTGCTCCCAAAAAATGGTCAGACATAGAAGACAAGGCTTTGACTAGAGCAGGAACTTCGTTCTATGGTTGGTTCAGCGCATTCTATATAGGATTAAGAGAAGTTTTGTTCGTGCATTTCGATATATCATTGCCGCCCAATAATAAAAACAGAAACAAATGCTGTAGCGAATTTGTCGCAGAAGTTCTAGAATTACCAGATCCAGACATAAGTCCTAGAGTGCTATATCAAATATTGACGTCAACTCATGCGTATAAGTGAAATACAACGTACACCTGCTTCGGCTTCTGATGATTGGGAATCTAATCAAAAGGACAAAGAAATACCCGGATTAAAAATGGTGCCAGGTAGTTCACAGTACGGTTATGTATTTGCAACACTTAAGGGTCAGGCTAGATTAAATCTTACTGGTACAGATGTAACAATTAAATTTTATGATACAAAAGCACGTGGTGGCAATCTATTCATGGGATACATATATTTTAGAAATGTAACTTTCCCACCATACAAAAAAGCAATACAAGTAAGTAATGTTTCACTAGACAATAGATATCGTGGTAAGGGCGTAGGTATAATGATGTACACTACCGTATTACAACTAGACTATGTTATTGTAGCAGATGAAACACAGACACCACAAGCAAGAAAACTATGGGTCAAATTAAATGAAACCCCTGGTGTCGAAGTGCGTGGTAGAGTAGAAGTATTTCGTAGCGATATAGACGTTGAAAACGCTTATGATGACTGGGACAAGAGAAAAGCAAAAGCGAATCTAAAGAAATTAAACAATATTGGTGCTACCAGGATCGGTGAATTAGAAAATTACCGTAATAATGATTTTGTTCCTTTTGACTTTGCATTACAGCCCGGCAAAAATGGTGCCGAACTTGCTACAAAAAGTTTTAAATTATATAGCAACAAGCATCCGGAAGATTTTGAAGACGATTACTTTGCAAACATATACGCAAGGTGGGTTGGTTAAACTCTAAGTAAATCTTCTATTGAATAACTTGTTTGCATATAAGGACTTGCATTTTGGAGTACACTACTATCCATATCACCTTTTCTTCTTGGGCCAATGTTTACTGCGAATTCACAATTGTTGACTCGTTTATAGATATCTATTATTTGCTTCACGGTATATCCCACGCCATGTCCTAAGCACTCTATACTATTGCTGGGTTTTTCTATCGCCAATTCTAGTGCATTGCAAATTTCATCCACGTGTACGTAATCTCGTTCGCAAGTGCCATCAACAGTGTCATAGTCATCACCTAATATAGTGAATTCACCTGAAGTTTTCGCTTGTAGTAATTTAGAAAAGAGTCCGTCGGGATTAGTGGGTTCAAATCCTGAACTACCGATTACATTGTAAAATCTAAAAATGGTATAATCGATATTAGCCATATTAGCGTAAGATGCCACCACATCTTCTGCCGCTCGTTTGCTCCTGCCATATGCACTTTCGCACGGACCTGCTGCACCTGTGCTTGCTAATACAAAGTTCTTTGTTTTTATTTTATTGATGACATTCATTGTGCCATTTATATTGGTAATGTAATAATTAATTGGCCTACGTTCGCTCTCACCAACGTTTACTAATGCAGCCAGATGAATCACACTGTCATATATAATTTCATTACCCACAAATTGCTTTGTAATATCCACATTAAAAAATTCATCTATTTTAGTTTTGGGTTCTACTATGTCTAGTCCATGTACTACGTATTTACCAGACAACATTTTACATAGGTGAGAACCTATATATCCAGAACAACCAGTGATGAATATCTTCTTCATTAAATTTCCTCAAATAATGAAAGACCAGTAATTTCTTCGGTCGGCTCAAATACCGGGTCTTTAGTTAGATATGTATCTGTATCAGTATAAATTACACGAAATTTGTGCTTATTAGCCAATACTGATTTGATATCATCAACACAAATCAATTTACGACCTAAACTTTCTATGAAGTTTCTATGTGTAGTTGTTGCTTCACTGCAAATTTTAGCAGTATTGCTATTAGATCGTCTAATGTTAAAAGCATTGAAACATTCATTCCACTTATGAAATACTTCATTTTCTAGTTTTTGGTGGTATGCTAGCGAACCAGTTGTATACCAAATTTTAGCATCATCGATATTGTTATATAAATCTAATATATCCTTAACCATGTTTTTCTTGGTTGTTTTAAAGAAGAATGAACTTTTAAAATTATTTGTCCAGCGTTGATCTTCCAATACTAATGTAGGTAATTGAATAATTTGTTCATAAAAAGCCATACCATAACTTTCTACAGTGCTAGGATTGAATGCTACCCTTGCACTGGTAATGAAGTCAACTTTTTCTTGACCAACAATACTAGCACGAACATCATACTTAACGCCTATCTTCTTCAATCGTTCTTCAAACTTCTTTACGCCATTCGGGCTAGTCATTACCTTAGCAGGCAGTTTTGTTTGTTCAATCAAGTCAATAAACAATTCAGGATTCTTACCTTCTTCCCATCGCCCTATAAACAATATACCATCGCGTGGTTTATGATGTTCTTGTAACAATCCACGTTCAGTAATGGGTATAGGCAGATGATATACAGTATCGCTGATATTTAATTGGTTAAATTTGCTTTGCGTACCCACATATATACCTGATGTTTCTAATTGCTGACGCATCAACTCATTGGTATTATGTAAGAAAGGATTCTTTGTGTCCTTAAAGATTTGACTTTCTAGATGTGTGTAGGCAATGATCTGGATATATTCTTCAATACCCATTGTACTTGCTACTTGAACTGTTTCGTATGTGTTACAAACAAACGCATCATAGATGTTATGCTCAAGTGCTTCAACAATAGCATTGCGAAAGTTTGCCATTCTCTCATAGCAAAATGTATCACCATACATAAAGATATTGCTATGTGTGGTATATGGTAGTGATTCTGTTGGTGCAATAATGTTTGCCTTTAATGACTTTACGAATTCATTATCTTTGGGTTCTTTATCTGTGATAATATCTACTTTGATATTATGTTGATCCATTAGTTCACAAAAACTCTTTGCGAACTGCCCAATACCACCGTGCGGGATGAGTGTTTGGTAACTAACTAAGAATCCTATACGCTTGTCATATGTTCTCATTACGTACCCCATGCGTTCTTAAAGAGGGGTACCTGGAGTCTATCGCTATACCGTAATCCGTGTTTCATTGCAAGTTCTGCAACATTTCTATTATTCATGCTATAGACTTTTTCTACGCCACCTACTGGCATTAGGTAGACAGGACCCTTAAACCCAGCGTCACGGTACAACTTAGTCACTTCTAATGCCTCGACAGCATCCTCTTCAGTAGCAATAACAAACTTCAGATACGTATAGCCAATACGTTCATAATCGCATACTATTTCTGGGATGATTGCTTCTTCACGCTTTTCACCGCTGCCACTCAATTTAGCACTTACGCTAAATGTAATAGACTGATAGCCACGTGATTCAATACCCCAGTGTTCTAAATACTTTCTAAAATCTGTACTTAGTTTTTGTGTGCCATTAGTTTCAAATGTCAATTCTTTGAGAGATTTCATTTTAGGATGATCTAATAGAGCAGGGTATGCTCTCTGCCATCCTAGAAGCGGCTCACCACCCGTGATAACCAAATGCTCATTCACCCAATTGGAATGAGGCAATAGTAAGTTAATGCTATCAGCAATAGAATCGGTAGTGAGCATAGGACTAAGATGTTTGAAAGCAGGGTCCCAAGATGCATAACTATCACATCCCGTACTGACAAGCGGTAAGGATTTATAATCTTTGTAATCCGAGATAAATTCAGCAATTTTTTCCCTTTCTTTACTTAGTTCTCCTCGAGGCATGCCAAATCCACCACATGTGAAATTGCATCCAAACACTCTGAGGAATACGCTAGGTACGCCCTGATACTTGCCCTCTCCTTGAATACTGTAAAATAATTCGCTAACTTTTAAATGTTGCATATCTGTTCCGTAATGAGTTTTGCTGTATATGGTGCTAATGTCCAACCAAGATGTCCGTGTCCTGTATTATAGAACACCTTTTTACTGTTGTCACTACGTTTGGTAATAGGCATCATGTTAGGCGTCATTGGCCTCAGACATGCCCAACTACTGTAATCGTGCGTGTTAACCATTGGTAAATTACGATGCACCCAATTCAATAACGATTGAATTCTATCTTTACGAATATCATAGTTTTCACCATTCAATTCGGCAGTGCCTGCAATTCGTAGTCGATTCCCCAATGTACTAGTGACAATTTTGGCTTGATCATCTAGTAAACTAACATGTGGTAATATCGATTCGTTGTTGCCATTAATGGTAATGCTATACCCTTTAACAGGATATATAGGTAGATAGTCACCGATTTTTTCTGCAAGTTTTACACTGTTTACGCCAGCACATATTACGATTTTATCAAAGTTAAACAAATCATCTGTATGTACGATGTTCTCTGCAAAACTAAATTTTACCTTGTATTTGGTTTCTAATACCTTTTGCATTTCATAGCAAAACTTGTGTATGTCACCAGTCCAATCTGATTTGGTATATACACCACCTACCAAATCATTCATGTAGTTCAATGCACCATCGATGGATTTAATTTTTGCCAGACCTACTATTTCCCACTCGCATTCAGTTTGTCCATAAATTAATTGCGCCTTCTTAGCCATTTCAAAATACTTTTCATCTTTATACACATGCAATATACCTGTATACTTTTGATCGAATTGTATTTTTTCTTCATCAATTATTGCTTGATATAGTTTTCTGGCTTCTAGACCCATGCGAATTGTTTTTAGTGTGTTCTTTTCATAATCATTACTTACAGTATGATATAGAAATTTAGCAAGCCAGATAATTTTATCAAAATCTAAACTAGGTCGTATGAGCAATGGTGCATCTTTTTTGAACATCCATTTAGCACCCTTAATAACATTACTCCAAGTTGTCCAAACCTCACTGTTACTCACACTTACTTGCCCGCCATTAGCATAACTACAACGCATGGCAGGATACTGTTCTTGGTCTAGTACCGTGACATTGTATCCTGCCTTAGTGAGATAGTATGCGGTTGTAATGCCTGAAATTCCGGCTCCAATAACAGCAACTGTGCTCATACAAATAAATCTTCATTCCATTCGCGATGCCCTTCCCTAAAAGCCATATTGCTTTGTGTCTCGCGCACTTCTACACGATAACACCAAAGTCTATCGCTTTCGCCTTGTCCTAATAGATCAGGGATGTAAACACCATTGATATATTTGTAAAGCATATCTGCTAGACCTTCACATCCTAATCTAGGTAGTACCGTTAGTTTAGCAAGTTTCTTACTTTCAAGCAACTTGAATGTTTCCATATCCGGATCATCGGCTGCAACAAGCAATGTATGATCAAACTGACCCTCAAGAATCTTTTTAAGTTCTTTTAGACCACCGTAGTCCATAGCCCAATTGCGGACGTCTAAGTTGTTAGTACCGAAGTAGAACTTCATACTAAAACTATAGCCATGAATCATATTGCAATGACTATCAGCACGCCATTGACGATATGCACAAGGAAAAGCATCGTGATATTCTTTTGTGCTAGTGTATTTGTATGTTATTGGTTGATGTGTCATTTTTTAATCTTTCTCGTCTTATTCAATTCTGTTTCTACTACCCGTTTGCGTAAACTACTTGAACTGAAACTATGGTCTCTTCCATTGAATACTAACTCAATGCCTCTCTTTTCGCATATTGCTCTGCCCGTAAAGTCTTTTTCCATATATTCAACCCCTAGTATTCTCACGTCTACTGGCAATATCAGTAATATATCCTCGAGGTCTTTTTCGGTATTGTATACCACAATTTCATCAACAAATCTAACCGCTGCCAATTGAATTTGTCTCTCTACTAGGCTTTGTATAGGTTCATTTTTTTCTGGTCTGTCTAGGTTAGCATTGTTTTGCAATCCTGCAATTAAGTAATCACAGTGATTTTTTGCTTCTGCTAACATTGCTATATGACCTGCATGCAACATGTCGAATTGACTGAAGACAATACCTATTCGTAGTCCTTGTGCTTTTAGTTCTTTAATACGATTGAATATCATCGTCGGCATCCCATTTTTCTTTGAATCTCTCTTGATAAAGTTCTTGAGCATGGTCTAAAAAAGTTTGATATAAATCATTGTCGTAATCATCTGCACTCATAAAACTCAAAGGATTAATAGCCATTGTCCACTGTACAGTAGATGAGTAAGTGAGGAAAGTATAAGAGAGTTTGCTTTCCCTATCATAAATTTCATCGACTATATGTTTTTGAATAGGATTATTTTTAGCGTATTCTGCTTTAACTTTTTTATCTTCTTCATCGGCTTGCCGACAGAAGATTTTATATTCTGCTATAGTCATTTTTGATATCATTTCTTCAGTTTGAATTATGATATCAGGTGCGTTAAGTTCTCGCATTCTTTTTAATCTGCGAGTTCTTTCTTCTTGAAATTTTTTATTTCTACTGATAGTATCTTCAATAATTTCACTCATTTACATCCCTTGTTAGCAATTTGCAAGAACTCTGCACGTGCTGCCGGATCAGTTTTAAACCCACCACCAAGTCTACTAGTAATAGTTGATGCAGATGTATCTTCCACACCGCGCGAGGATACGCACAGATGAGTAGCATCAATTACTACAGCAATATTATCCGTCTCTAAAATGAATTGCAAAGCATGAAAAATTTGCTCAGTGAGTCGTTCTTGGATCTGCGGCCTTCTACTAAAATATTCAACTATTCTAGGCATTTTGCTTAGTCCTAATACTTTGTTTTTAGGAACATAAGCAATTGTTGCCTTACCTACAATAGGTAAAATATGATGTTCGCACAATGACTGAACAGTAATATTCTTTTCTACTACCATTTCATCATAGTGCATTTTATTGTCAACAGTAGTACATTTAGGGAATGCTTCAAAATCAAGCCCCCACATTGTCTCATTTACTACCATTTTTGCCCAACGTTTAGGTGTTTCCATTAGACTATCATCGGATAAATCAAGACCCAATACCTGCATTATGTGTGCGAAGTCTTTTTCGATAAGATCAATCTTATCTTTACGGTCTAGTGATTTACGATGTATGGGAGTTTCAACTCCCATCTTAACTAGATGTTCGTGAACTTTCAAACCAAGTTCAGGGTCTACCTTATTTTTGTTAAATGACATATGAATCCTTCCTTACACGGATATTAAATTTGAAATGTTGTCACCGTTGTGTGACGTAGTATTTATCACTCTATAAACACATCAGTATTTTGACTCGCGGGTATGCTTTCTGTAATCAACACTCATGCGCAAATATTCTTCCCCATTACCTTCTAAGATATCACAAATTCTATCTATAGTCTTGTCGTTATAGTTACTAATTTTGCCCATGTTAACATGTGGCTTGCGCAATAGATTTTCTAATTTGTTTAGTGCATCTTCTAATGACCATGGAACATACATGCGTTCATGATCATTCGCAAACGATTCAGGGAAACTACGATATGCTGGATATAGTACATTACATCCAAGAGCATCTGCTTCGCTAACAGTGTTACTAACCCAATCTTGCAATGCACAGTTAAACACCACGCGACTATCATTGACAATATCATAATATGCATTCTTGTCAAGGTCTTCGTAGATAGTTAATAGGTTGTTATCAACTAGTTTTTGAGTACGCTTCATGTAACTAGAGTTATTAGACTTTAGTTTTCCACCACTACACACTACAAATTCAGTGTTAGACTTGGGATACCTACGTTTGTATTCTTCTATCAAGTCCATATAGAAGTCTGGTTGCTTTTCTTGATCCCAACGTGCAGAAAATACCACACGCATTCTACGGTTGGTAAAGGGTTTTATTTTTCCTTGTACGCGAGAAATAACTTCGTCTTTACCGAATGCTAAACCACTAATATTGTATATATTAGCATCCCATCCAGCAACACGCATATGAGCAACCATTTCTTCGTTTGTGGCGAGAACTCCATCCACGAACTCATTAACCATTTTTTCGTAGTGTCCCATCCATTTCGCCATACCCCATACATGCACGAAATCATCAGGATCAATGGACTGAGCAAGACAACGAACATATATACTGGGACGATGAGCATCATCGACTTGATCCAATATGTAAGGTAAACTTTCTATACCGGGCTGAAACATATCTTCAAAATAGATAACATCTTCATTAGTAACTTCTCCGGACTTCATCATCTTAACTAGATTCATAATTTGGCTCATACCAAAATAACTACGACCATGTGCATCAAGCACTTGACCAGTTACAATAGCCTTATCATTATTCAATGTTTCGCCGGGTACAATTACATAATTAATTCTTCGACGTTTAAAGACTTCTTCATTCCATTCTTGTAATTGTAATGTATAACGGGCCTTATACGGCTCAAGTCCACAATACCATAAACGCCTCATAATTTATTTCCTTCATATAATTTCATATTTTATACGGCTCCAAACCCATGTAATATAATTTTCTCATTTAGTACTCAATTCCTCTTCTGATCCTGTTATTATAACTAAAACACATGGCGTATTGCAAGTGTTTTGTAACCTGTATTCAACCTTTTCTTGAATAATATAGTTTTCAGATTTGAATTTTTTTACAATAACGGTTTCGTTATTAAATGTTGTTTCAAAAATACATGCACCTTCTACTACATAGAATTTAATCTTGTTACCATCATGTTTTACCATGTTTGTAATTGTGTTTGGTTCTAGTGTGAATGTGTTGATCATTTTATTTCCGTATATGGCGAAAAAGGTTTATTCAACCTTTTTCACGACTTATTTTTTAGAATACTTCTGCTTTACCATTAAGTTCCCACATATTTTTTACAGGCTTGCCTGTAACATATTTATTGTACTGCCTAAAGACATAACTTTTATTATCATACAAGTCTGCTTCGTTATACTTATAACCGAATTCTATAGTAAACTCTAGATATTTTTCTAGGTCGTCGAAAATTTGACGTACACGAGGATTAGGTTGAAAAGTTTGCTTTGCCATAGTTTTCTCCTTAAATGGCTATTTGTTGAATAGGTTGGTGTGTTTTATAAGAAATTGTGGCACCGTTTTCACCGTCTTCGCTGACAGTGATTTCGATATCACGCTTGGGATAACGAGTAGAAATAACCTCATAAAGGTCATCACTAATCATTTCACAACTCTTGTAGTTCAATTCCATTCCATTACGGTATAGATTTTCAAGCCAACGCTTGAATTGAATGAACTCAATATCCCTATCATTGTGAAATACTTCAATCGCCACATTAAAATGAAAAATGTGACGATGTGGAGTTCCTAAAAAACTAACATCGTATTCGTCGTTAGTTTTAAGATTTATATCATCGTTTGCAGCAGGATAGCAATGAATGCCCTCACGCTGAAACGTGACCCAGATCATTCTTTTTGCCTTGTTACGAATATTGTCTCTATGTTCTTTAACAGCCAGTTCACGTTGATTCATTATATTTCCTTTTAACGGTCATCATCAAAACTAATAAGTTGACTCTCTTCGTATTGAGCCTTTCGTAGTGTTCGCAATTCATTTAATATTTTAGAAATTTGTTCCATGTTTTTTGGTTCAACACTTTCAAGTTGCCTAAGTTGATTTTCTAGAATTCTAATTTGATTATCGTATGACATAAAATATCCTATTTCCAATAAGGGCCCCATGCCCAACCTATCAATGACCATCTAGTGCCAATTGTTTTCAACACCTCATGTCTGAAAAAACTAGGAAAAGCAACTACGCTTCCCCTATTTCTTGATGCAAGTTTGTTCACAATTTTAAGATGCCCGCCATTATAACATGATTCATCAGATAATTGAACTACCATGGTAATTTTTCTATCAATATCAGACTTCAACCCATAATAATTATCGATATGAGAACCAAAAAAATCGTTGTCCGTGTACCTTTTAAGTTCATATGGTTCTACAAAATCGATATCAATATTGAAATGGTTGATAATTTCATCCCATACATTAGATAGTTCTTCGTGAGCAAAATGATTTAGTGGCAACAATGTTGCATGGAAACTTGTTTCAAACACATGAGAATATTTGTTCTCACCTTTCTTGACATTATGTACCCCATAATCAATGATCCTGTCACAACTTTCAGCAGACAAAACGTTATTCTTTGTGTATATTTTTTTGCTAATGTCCCACTCAATGTCAGGTTTAGGTTTATTGGGAATCATCTAATACCTTTGCCATTTCATCGTCACTATCTATAATTTCTTCATCAATAGATTCTGCACGAACCTCTTCAAATAATTGATCAAACATAGTCATGGCATTAATTACTCGTTTGCCACTAAGACCTTGACTACCGCTTTGCATTTGTGTCCACAACCTGCTGTGTGATTTTATCAATTCTTTGCTTTTTTGTCTGTCTTTAAGGCTAAAGACTTGATCGATGATATCCCCAAAATGATTATCATCGAACTTATTACGAATCATTTTTGGCATTATGCCCTGTTCGTATTTTGTATTAGCAGTTTGTACAGCATGAATATGTTGGTAAACATTATGAGACTGCAACAATGTATAACTTAGTGTATCCCAACTAGTTTTAGATTCTTTGCCGTGTTGTCCAATAAAACCTTCACCACGATAGCATAGGTCCTTCATTAGCATCTTATCTGTTACCGGACTGCTGTTGAATACTTTGTGTATATTGTCCTCAACGACCCCTACCTTATAAGGTCTAGTGTCAGTACTATATGCTTTACTTTTTGCAGTCTTTTTCATTTGATAAGACCATTTTCTATCATGCTCAATAGATGTATTAAAGTAAGCCAAACCATTAGCAGCACTATAAAATGGGCTTGCGCAATCAAATGTAATTAATAGATTTGGGTTGTGATATTTGCGTATTGCTTTTTGTATATCCGTAAACAATACTGCATACTCCAATATACTAACACCCAGACAGTGTACTAGATCATGCACACCCTGCTCTAATAATCCATCATGTATTAAATCAACAAATCTGTATAACATCAATTGTACATCGATTTTATTTTGGCCACCAAATGCCCAGCCATTAAAGTGATTGTCAGGATATATTTTTGGGTCAGAGTACTTTTTCATTTCTGCATACCATTCATTGCTTTGGTCATGATTGCGACCTTGCAATACATTCAGAAATTTGCACTTACCATTTCGATTATTGATGAAATACTCGTTGTTAATATGCGTTGCTGCCATTGCTTCTTCAATCGTACTGATGCCATGTGCGGACTTGCCTGTTTTTGGATCTTTGATGTGATATGTAGTCAATGACTGAGAAGGAATGTCGAGACACATACCATAATCCATATATGTGTCCATCCAGTTCAATACCTCTTTACGCTTTTTCATTGCGCGTGGGCAGTTAGGATCCTTCCAATCTGCTGGCCATTGACATTTTAGTATCTGAAATCCGCCACTGTCACCTAGCATGAAAGTACCACTTTCTCGTTTGCGAATAATACTTTCGCTAGGTACATCTATAGATGTGTCTAGGTTAGCATGCCCAGCACTATACAGTCCCCATTTATATGTATAGAGACCTTTCTTGCTATTGAGAAAGTTTAAACACTCAATGTCATTGTTGAATCCAATTGGTATGCGCTCGTCAGGGAAATATTTTTCGCCTTCGATTTGACGACCCAATCCACTAATGTAAAAACTACTGACGGCTGGTAAAAACAATGCCCAGTCATTTTTATGAGAATTTGAAAGATTAATTTGATCCATCGGATACCAATGTTTTTACCATGTTAAGTTGGTTTTGTTTTTCTTTTATCTGATTCATCAAGTCTTGAATTGCAGGATAAGATTTAGATAAGATTTCTAACTCTTTTTCTTCTCTCATCTTTTTTTCTGCCCATTTAATGATCTGCGTCAGATTCTCATCGCAATTCAACGTAACATTATTGTCAATAGGTACCCAACTAGATCCAGTACTGACTTCGAACCTTCTAGTACCACCGTTCCATTGAACGGCGCCTGTAATGCCTGGCATCATATAAGTATTATCATACTGATAAACTATAGGGTACCCATTAAGATTTATCTTAACCATTTTTATCTTAACCATTTTACTTAGATTGTGCAGGAAGCATATAACGATACTTAGCAAGTCCACTGTCAACAGTAATTTCGGCAACACCTTGATCGCTGATCTTTACTGTTTTGTCGCCAGGTAGATCCATGATAGACAAGAAAACTTTGACGGGCCACATCCAACCCTTAGTCAACGTACCAGTAACATCTGACTGAAATACAAAGTTACCACTGTGGGTAGAAGGATCGCCGAAATGAATCTTAAGATCGTTCTTTTCTGTCTTGGTTGTAAAGTGTTCTTCTTCGCTATTTGCACTTGCTTGCTTTTTAAGCCTCATGATACCACTAATAGTTGGCTCAAACTCAACGTTCCACGTAGCACCCTTGAACTTAACGTCCTTGACTTTTTCATCAATGATTGCTTTGCTCATTAATCGATAATCATTGACAAAGTCCTTATTCTTTGTTTCAAAGTGAATCGTTGTTGGTACCTTGTCTTGATTTCTAATAACACTAACTAATGACTCTTCGTTATAGTCATCGAACCCAAGAATAGTCTTTAGTTTACCTAAGTTAGGCATACCAAAAGTACCTTCAAAATCAATGATTGGGTTGTTGAATGTGCCGCTAATCAATACGCTTTTGTTTTCTGCTATGGCTGCAATTTGCGTTTCCTTGTCAGAACCAACGATCTTGATGAGTTCGATACAGCCCAGGCTGTACGTATGTTGAATTAAATCTTGTAAATAGTCTTTCATGTTTTTCCTTTAAGTTATTTAGGCAGTTATGTTATGTAATATAGTGGATTTGATTGCAAAATGCAACCTTAGTTTAACCGAAACTAAACAATGAATCAAAAGTAGATTTAACATCTGTGTTACTACGTATGTCCCAGTTCAAGACACCCAGTAAGTTATCTATCTTTTCATCCACTAGTGTTTTTTCCATTTCTTCGTCATCGAAGGGCAATTCAGTAAACCAAGTAGGCAATCTAAGTTCGTCAGTTGGATATGCTACGCTAGTGAATCCCAATGCATTAGGTTTTAGTTTGCATACTACAACCTTCATACCATCTACGATCTTCATGCTGTAGTTATCATTATATACTCTTCGTAGATAATTATAATTTAATGCTGCGCGAACGTGGCCAGGCATATTTTCTTTACCCTTTTTACTATTCGCTTCCAAGTCACCATAATATGTGAGTCTATTGACTCCCTTAGGGCTGCCCTTAGCCCATGACTCTCTAGATCGTATATATTGCTTGAATTCTTTGATTCTGTCAATGATTTCTTCTCGGCTGTTACCTTGTTGAATTAGCATACGCAATACTTCTAACAAGAATTGTTGTACGTATTTTGGAGTATCAGCACGTTTCAAATCAAGACCCATTGCTTTGATATCCCCGTATTTACCATCAACATCTTTGCGTTTTCCTTCTTTGTCAAAGATATTGATAGCATAACGCTTTTTAGTGATAAAGATACTACGATCACCTATCAATTCGCGATTTGCGTTAATTATTTCACCGTTCTTACGTGGAACATGAAATGCACGTTCCATGAACGCAGGGAAACTACTGTTGGTCTCTTCTGCAATAGCGTCATATACTTTAATGCAGATGTCTTTATCCCAATCCATATCACCATTTTTGATTTGTTCTTTATAGATTGTATACGCACTAAAATAGCAACTATCTGTATCACCATATACAATGGCATCTCCGTCGTGATTGTACTCACCAGCAACAACTTGATTGATAGTGCTCATCATATGCTTAACAATCTGACGTCCTGTTAACGTGACACTTTGACCAATACGCTTGTCGTAGAAGCGACAATGCTCATTCAATAGTGCGCCATATGCACTGTTAAGTAAAATCTTACGAACAAGTTGGCGTTTATCATAATATTCAAACATGTCGGTGCCATATGACTCTTTAGCCTGCTTTTGAATACTTTTTCGTTCCGTGAACCATCGAGTTAATAGACCTGGAATAACACCTTCATGGTCATATCTAAAGATAGTACCATTGGCACTTAGTATATATGGATTGTGACTATCAAAAACCAGTTTCCAGATTTCGGCCGCACTCATTTCTACACTGCGACCGTCTTCATAATCCAGTGTTAATATAGTGCCACGTTCTTGATTCATGATAGCAGTATATTCTAATGCACCGAATAACCCTTCCCACAATATACTTCCAGTGACATCATCGTCACCTTCTTTATATCGTTTCTTTTGTGTGGCTAGTAATTTTCCACGGTCTTGCATGTACCTATTCGTGAGTGTTTGTCTGACCTGTCCAACAATGGTTTCAGGGGCCATGTTAAGACTGCGGATAGTTGACGGGTATAGACTTGTGAGGTCAACTGCCCCGACGTATTCGTGAATGCCTCTTTTGGGCGTAGCAACATAGGCACCTGCCGCGGTTTGTTCATCAGTGTTATCCTTTCGTTTTTTATCAGGAACTATCAACCCACGTTCGTGAGCCTCATTCATAATTGCCATTTCAATCATGGCAACTGAACCCATTACTGTTGGTAACAATACAGTATTTTCATGTGCGAGAGCATTAGCAAGATCCAAAAATTTTAATTTTCTATGTATCTTAACCATAAGCATGGTATCTTGCCTATTGTATTCAATAAACTTACTAAAGTCTTTGTTATACAATTGATCAAGTGTGCCTTCATATTGCGTTTTTCTCTCGTCTACTTCCATCTCACCGATAGCATCAAGACTATAACTATGCCTACTCTCATAGTTGTATTTTTTATACAATTGTAGATAGTCTAAGTGAACACGACCAACTAAATCATAAGTAGTTTCTTCTTTGCCATATCTGATATATGTTCTTGGCTTAGGAAGTTGACCTAGTAAACAAAACTTTCTAGTATCATCTTTGCTCATTACACGGGTAACACGGTTTACCATATATGGAATGTCATAGCCCTCTGAGTTCCAACCAGTCAACACATCTGCATCTTCGATGATTTGAAAGAAAACCTCGAACATTTCGATTTCATCACGAAACATTAAACAGTTTTCGAACTTACTGCATATTTCACTTGCAGTTTCGTCCGTCATATGTGATGGTGGAATTACTAGAGTTACTAGTTGGTCAAGCCAATCCAAATACAATGATATTGCCGTGACTTTATTGAACGGATCACTAGTAGGGCTGAATCCCCGTTCCGTATCAAAATCTACTTCAATGTCAAAAAACGCTGTATGTAGTTTAGGAGATTCTACTTTAAGATAATTCTCGCTAAGGCAACGAAACACTATATTGATATCACTTTCAAACAGTGTTTTGTTTGAATGAATACGTTTTTCTTTTTCAAATTCTGCACGTTTGCGCGTACTGAATTTACTAATTGGATCGTTATAGATGCTTCTGTGCTTGCCTTTTGGATCACTATAGTAGAAGGTATAATTGGTGGGATACTCTCGGTATTCTCTGGTACCTTCAGGTGTACGCTCTACGACATATATCTTGTCTTCGTCTTTGGAGTGTACTGCATCCACATAACTCATTGATACTTTTTCTCCAACTCAATAAATTGCTTGAGTTCTTTCCACTCGTTTGCTTGAGCCGTTGCTAGTTCGTTGCGTTGAATAGCATGCGCAACTGCCAGTTTCAATTCACGATGAGTATATCCGTACTTATTGTGTTGCTCTTTTGCGTGATCATATTCTTGACTGTAGAGTTTCCAACGACTGTCTGCACCAGTTTTCTTGCAAAAATGATCCCAATCTTCTTCATCATCGTGTATTGCCTGCCTGCTGCTACTCATATTGTCTTCCCAACAGCCTCTAAAATAGTATTGAGAGTTTCGTGTTCCTGATTGGTTTGTGTTAGACTAGCCTTGTGTGCTACTCGGATAGCCTTTTTGAGTACACTAGGCTTAACTTCCAATTCTTCAGCAACAGCCTTGATGGTGTCCGTCAATCCACCTTGCAATGTGTCGATTTCATTCATTACACCCATGCCCTCATTGATGAGTTGCTTTAACTTAATCTTTTGGTCACCGCTAAAAGTTACTGTATCGTTCATGTATTCTCCTTTGAAATATGTATTGTATATGTATCACAGTTGTTTTTCAACTAATTTTTTCACCGTCTTGTAATATCCTGGATTAACGTGCAATGCATGTGGTACTAGATTTTTACGGATATAATTTCTAGTATATTTTAGGTCGTCATTGCTTGAGTCCTGGCACCATGTGAGGTTTTTCCTCAGACACCAGTCTACTAGTTCTTCTTTTTTAGTAGTTAGAAATGGGCGAAGGACGTTTCCGCGAATCAGATTCGGTACTTTGGGTTTACCATGTAGACTTGACCAAATATGTGTTTCTACACAATCATCTAGATGATGCGCGGTAACTACTGGACCCAATGTAGACAAGAAATTGTACCTTTCTTCTCTCCAAAATTCTTCATAACTACGATCTTTGGGTTTTGTTTTGTTCAAGAAACCCACAATTATTGGTAAGTTTTTTTCAGTGCAAAACTTACTAACAAATTCGTATGCACGTTCGCTATTTTCTGTACCGTGATGATAAAAAGCACAGGTTACATCGTGCTTTTTATCTAGAAAATCGGTAATTGCAACACTATCAACACCACCACTGAATGCAATGGTAATACGTTGAGGTAAAGGAAATAGTAGTTTAATCATTTATGCATTATAGCACAAATTGATGTTTGATGTAAGTGTAATGGTTAGGCTACGCCCAAAAATTTAAACTCAGTATCTTCTTCTAAATGGGCGTCGTTTTCGTTGAACCCGAGTTCTTGTGGTCTTACATCTATAACTTTACAGGGAAATTCTGCCGGGCTTGGGAGGGAGAGTGAGTTGGTGATGGGCCGTCCGTGAAGATTGGCGCCAACTTGTAATACACACCCACGACCTAGCAATATCTCATTTTCATCTGAAAACCTACTATATTGTTTTACACTTAGACCCGGAGTCCCTGTTGGTACATTTATCTTTAGACCAGCTCTCTGTATAAACTTTTTTCCTTGAAATTTAAATACATCAGGAAGTGCAAAGTTCGAATATGCCTTGTTTCTCGATGTGCTGGTGCTCGTAAAAGCCGGTAATAAAATAAATATAGATTTATTTAACGGCACTTTATGTTTTTCCCACAATCTTAGTGGACTTTCTTTGGCTCCGTGATATACAACTATGTTACTAGGAATAGGATGATTATACATAATGTCATCTAACATTTGTATATCAGTTTTAATCATTTGATTAAGTTTGAATTTTTTACCTCGATACATCCTATGCAATGCATCTGCGATTAGTCCGCTAGCTGGTCCTGTGTATCTATGTATAGAGTTTACATATAATGGATGTCTTGGGTCAGTAGGTTCTACGTTTAAACCTGCACTTTTATGTATACTTTTTTCAGTTGTAAATTCGTTGATGCGCATAATTATTGGAAAATGTGATGATTCTGTTCGCCGTATATTTTGATCATTTTTCCAGCAAACATATCGGCAAGTAATTCTATTGGGCTACCTGGGTAACTATCACCTGGTTGTATCATGTTTAATTCGCCCTGGCGGACATGAGTTAATTCATGTGCCACTGTTCTTAGTATGTCAACTAAATTTCTATTTTTTACATAAACCCAAACTTTATTAGATTTATCCACGTGACTTCCTGTATGATGATTTGTCTGTGCATCTTCGGTGTCATAACTTAGTTCTATTTGTGGTTTGGTTTGTAGATTTAGTTTACCAGATATCCAATTTACAAATTTGTCTACTTCTTGTTCAATATCAACATCTGTAGTATCAGTTTCATCTAACTTATTCCTTATCCAATCAATGGGTGTGGATTGATATTTTCTAAGAAATAAATCTTGTAATGCTTGATTAGTAATATTATGTTTGTTACCAATCTGTTTGACCAATGAATCTATTACGTTATAGTCGTGTTTTTCTAGGCTGGGTAATTTTTTAGCCAATTCATTTACTGCGGTTTCTGAGACTAATCTATCTATATTCATTATACCGCCCTCACAAATTGAAATTCTGATTCTTCGTCTAGTTCTACGTTTTCATCAGCAATTTTTTTACTTCCAGTATTGGTATAGTTACTTATAGAACGTGTGTAAAGATCATGCCGTGGGTCGGATGGTTCAATGTCAAGTTTATTGACTTGGTGTGGCTCTAACTCTTCAACTATTTCTTTATATCTCATACAACTATTTAGTGTATTTTTGTATAGTTGCTAGACTTGCTGGATCGTTCAATAGTAACTTTAATCCAGGATGCAATGGTGTAGGCCATTTGCCATATTCTACCCATTTGAAACCCTGTGTTTCCCAATCCATCACAGGCGTAAACTCTGTTTCTACTAGTGCTAGGTAGTTATAATAAGTGAAGCCACTACTATGTTTGAACACATACAATGGAACCAGCTTCATCTTGCCATTATACCCGGCTTCTTCTCTAACTTCTCTTTTCAATGCTACTTCAGGATTTTCCCCACTATCAATAGCACCTCCCCAAGTTCCCCATGTGCCGGGTTCTTCTACCTGACGACTACGATGATTGATACAAAGTCTTTTTGTATCCATGGCTAAGAACAAACAACCAGCACCTTGTCTACCCCAGAATCCAGTTTTTTGTAATTGTTGCCGATGATCACTGTCGTCTTCGTAAACACTTTCACCGCCACCGCCACCGTCACCCGAACTATCTGAACCTGTCAATCCATAGTAACCATAACCCGTGTAATAGTATTTCTTAAGATTTTTTCTACGAGATTTCTTTTTTCTTTCTGTTATTATCTCTTTTATTTTCATATTATTCCAATCTTATGTTAAACCATGGATCAGTGATTACAATTGTATTGTTTCGCATCATAGCATTTTCCGTGTGCAGATCCCAGCCCATCTTATTTATATTGCCCTTATGCCATAACAACACCATCAATTTGTAAAGAACTTCATATTCTAACAAATTACGTTTGTCTAAACTATCAAATCGTAGCATCATTTCTAATGGGTCTGATGCCCAAGATTCGGATGTGTAGTTAATCCAATTTTGCTCATTTTTTAAATCTTGCACTACTTTATTCCATGTCATTTTTTTAGTTGCATAGTCGCTCAAAAACCATACCATTGCTTCTTGAAAACTTCCATTTGGTATTGGACTCAATCTTTCCATTGTAGCCATGATATATTGTTTTCCATCTGCATCAAAAACATCTACTTCATTGTGCGAAAATCTAGGCAAGTTTTCTATACTACTATTTTCCTTACAGAACTCATAAAATTTCATGAAAGTATCACCTGCTTGTCCTGCTCCCATTTTATCATCTGGCATAATGATTTTAATTACTGGCCCAGACTTTTTAGCCCACACAGTAGCATCTACCCCACTACCCAATAGTTTGTATCCCGCCTTACGTAGGCTGGTTCTAATTTCTTTGCTAGCACTAGTGTGGCTTTCTGCATCGGTGATAATTTCAGAAGGTATCATATTATGTATTTTGTTGATATGGTGATAATCTTGTTGTGGTCATCATAGCAATAATTTCAGGATTGACGGCGGCAGGAGCCGGCATAATTTCTCTGTATGCCTTGCCCTTTGCTTCTACCTCGTTTTTAGCAACCACCTCAATCGTCGTTGATCCGTATTTTACCGCCCACCAGTAATTTTGATTAGGATCTACTTTCCCACGTTGTATATCTCTTTCTGTTTTTATACGGCGAAGCGTTGTAACTAAATATTGTTTATCTAATGCGCCTGTACTAAATTCAGAGAATAATTTAACTATGTCTGGCTGACCAACGGGAGACAACAACTTGTATAACTTTTTAAGATATTCTTGACGATACTTGGTTGAGTCCATTGCCGCATCTAATACTACAACAAATCTTAGCATAGTATTAACTAATGTCTGGGTAGTAGCATTTAACCAATCACCACCGGGACTACGAAACTCAATGTAACTACCTGACTTACCAGTTTGTGGATTAATACTCATGTATTTGTTGAGTGTTGGGCGTAATATATTTGCTGCGATAGAATCTAAACCTTTTCGCATCTGATTAAACAGCATACGCGCATCAACGGGATTTCTGTCAATCACTGATTGAATTTTTTTCAATGTACTACCGCAATACGTACTACTAGCACGATCAAATGCGTCTAGTATATAATTGTCTCCTAGTAATAATGTCAATTTAACAAAATCTACCTTTTCTAAACTAAATCCAGGGATACTTACATTCATATGTAGACCAGTGGACGAATTTGTATAGCAATTTTCAGAGTTAGCCCATTGTTTTACTAATTCCAAATCTTTGATCATTTCGGCTATAGGCAATGGTGGGCTGATAAATTCTAATCCCATGTCTGTGTCATCATCTTTGTTATCTAAACTGCCATCTGGCTCCACACAATATGCATCTTTTGTACGCACACACCCATGATATTTTTCAGACCAATTTGCTTTTCTACCAATAGCCTTACTAAAGTCATATGCGATATATTCAATTGATCTAGAACCACCTGAACTTTCTGGATATGTCCAATTAGGCCACGATAATCCTGGACGAAAATCAACTAGATCGGACATTCGCACATATCCTTCACTTCTTAAGAAATCCATTTCGCTGGGTTCCGTTTCATCTACCCATTCTTCAAATGCTATGCCGGCAGGTCGTCTTGTTATGTACTTCCATTCTACATCGGCGTATTCCTCAAATGAATCCCAGGTAGGATCATCCGGATCATAGTTTCCGTTGTTTAGTAGCCAACTATCGAACCACTCACGACCATCATCTAAAAATTGATTCCATTTCCATTCATTGAAAGTATCAGTCAACGTTGTTATTGCATCTCTGACCATTCTGCGACTATTATGGTCGCCATAAAAAAAATCTTCAATGCTATCAATGTCATATATGCGTGGATTGTCAGAATAATCCATTTCTGGTTCATCAGAACTATTACCGTCTGGATTAGTAACGTCAGGCACGTACATTTCAAATTCCATACCAGCAAGTGCGCCACTGATACCCTGAACAGCCTTACTGAGACTTGTTGGGTCCATGGCTATTTCATCAAGAATTTCTTTTTGTGGTACTGAAAATTCAAAGGCTCTCATGTTAGTATTTAGTTTGTAGATAGAATGGACTTGAGGCTTTCTACATCTTTCAGTACACGTTGATTACCTTGTTGTTTTGCTATATTGTAAACCATATCTAGATATGAAGCCTTCATATCGGATATTGAACCAATATATACCTCATAAATATACTCCCATAAGTTTGGATTTACTCTTATCATTTCTTTGAGGAAATCCATTCTTTTTACATTACTGTCACTTAGATACATTATCAAATATTTCATAGTATTTTCAGTGAATGTCTTTTGTCTAGCCGGATCAACATTATCTGCAATATCATTCCACTTACGCAATATGGCTATGACATCATCCATAGTAATTAGTTTTAATAGTCTTTCACCGTAGGCAGCCATTGATCCAGGACTTGCTATAAACGCAGCATACAAGTCATTTTTAGTTGGTTCTTTTAGATTACCTATATAGAATGGGCGCTGTGACAATACTTGAGGTCTTAGTGCTGCAGGAACATAACGCAAATAAGTGTGATTGCCACCCTCATCCAGCCATTCTATCAGATTATCTAAACTTCCACTTTGTAAGATAGGACGCAGTTCTCGTATTTTGGTTTCAAAAGACTTTTTAATACGTTCTCCCCTATACCTTTGATCATTCATGCGTTCAGGATTATATTTGTTTTCAGCACGTTCTAATACCTCTATATTATTCATGCTAAAGAATACTGCTTGTGTTGGCTCATTTTCATGAATGATGCCTTGGCCCTCATCTACTACACCATCTATTCCCAGTTTGCGGAATATCCAATTCCATGCTAACGGTTTTGCAATGCCTTTTTGCTTACTTACAATCTCAGCACATTTCATAGTCACATACCAAAAATATCCACCAGGAGAATCAATTCTTGCAGATTTATTTGCCTCTTTAATAAATTCTCCCACATAGTCATTATAATGCATATATCCACCACGCATTTCGCCACGTTCAAATGGACTCATAACACCACGCAGTTCTTCATAATAGCCCACCAATTCATTATCATTTTTAAGGCTGTCTATGTACAGTAGATTACCATTTGATTTAAAAATATTTACATACGGTGAGTCACCTGCAAACGGAAGACTTGACATCGAACCTCTGGTACCAGTTTTACTATAAACATACTTACCAGGATATGCGTATATACCAATCGGTGTGTTATATTTTGACTGTGGATTTATACCTAATTTAGGCACAGTGGTGAAACTCACAAATATCTTTCTGTATTCTCTATTACCAACCAAGTATTTGCCAATTTCTTGATTAGGTGGAACCTTAGGATTCTGTTCAGGATTTCTACGTTCGTCAAATAAGAAATCAGTTGCTCTCATAATTACATCACAAATATTTTACCAACACTGTCACTTAACACATCGTTGAATAATAATTCCATAGTGTGTGCTAACCTATCAGATTCAGTCTTTCTAGATAACTCATCACGATATTCAGGTTTGATGTTCATATATTTAGTAGGATTTCCCCATACTTTTCGACCATATGTTAAATTAGTCGGTAATGGATTTAATGTTACCTTGCCTGTACCTAAATATTGAGCAAACAATTCGTATAAGAATTCATATGGACGACGAATCTGCCCACTCTTACTACTACGCTGTGTACCTATTGCGTTGAATAGGGCATTGTATTCCGGAGTTAAGTTGTAGTTCAATTGGTCTGATTTTGGTCTCCCCATGTAGTAACTAGGACCACTATCTACTTTACCATAGTGTTCTGCTAGTGTAGAATTGATTGTTTGGAAGAAATATTTTTCTGCTTCAACCCATGGATGCCATCGTTGATTTCTGGCCCCTGCTTGTATTGCATGACCAAATCTATGTGCCATCATCCATGGACTAAGCATTACTTTACTGTCACCCTTGTTGCCAACATATACTACTGTGATAGCATCCTCGCTGCCGTTGATAATTTCTTCGCTATCTTGACCAAATACTTTTCTAATTTCATCTGGCGTCATTGGACCATGTTCACTATACTTCCCTGTGCCCTTAAGATGACTAAAGAACAGTCTAAAGTCAAATGGTGTTTTCTCAAAAAATCTTGTAGCCTTCTCTATATTTTTAGGATGTGGTACTAATTTTTTATCAGTGCCTGTGAATGGTCCTGGCTTACTAAAGTCACCCATAGTCTTATAGGTTTGTAATGCCATTTCATCAATTGAGCCTTCCGCCACACCTTGCGTTAGACTTTTCATCATATCTTGTTCAGCAGCACCCCAATCTTCACTTGCGTGTTTAGGAAAACCATGATTTTTTAGATGAGGTCCAAAATGTTTCAATACACTGACTTGAAATTCTTGCTTTGTCATTCCTTGATGTGACTTGTTAAGTTCAGCAGCCTTCGTTGAAAAATTCTTTGCACTGCTTATTGCATCAAGATAAGAAGACTTGGCATGCATAAACATACCCATGGGATCATCTTTATAGTGACTGACAAATGCCGAAACAATATCATCTAACGAATTTTTTTCATCCGATGATTCTTCAAGATATTTTTTATTGATAAATTCACTTGATTTCATTTACCACCTGTATATTTTGCCATTAATAAAGTACCGTGATCAATTACTGCGCCTTTAGGATATATTTTTATATATGAGTTCTTGATAATATTTTCCAATTCTTCTCCTACTAGGTCTACTGGTATTTCATAAAAATAGAAATACGTATTCTCACTGTGATAAACTGCACCAATCTTACCTAATAAATCATTGATTAAATTTTCGTAGGCTGGTGCTATGTGTTTGGGAACGGGATCGTCTGGGATTCTAACAATAACTAATCCCGTAACTTCTACTCCGGGTATT